ACAACCTCTTTTTCTGTTAAATATCTTCCAATTTTGCATTCCATAATAATTCTATGTTCTAAAACTGTTTTTTTAACTCCTGAATTGGGGTGGTTTGGCATAAAAACAACTACGTACCCATTTGAATCTAAATACCTTCCGTTATTATAAGCTGGATTATTTTTACCTGTCTGTGCCAATCCAATACATTTTAACGAACAATATTTTGGTGTTTCCCTTGATGGACTTTTATATGTTTCGAACTCATTCCCACAATATAGGCAAACACCTTTAAAATTTAATGTTTTACCCGGCGCGTGTTTATGTAAATCAATACCGTGACATTTTTGAGAACAATATTTTGGTATTACCTTTAACCCTGAAGGACTTCTGCTTTTTCTGCAATGAGTTCCACATACTACACAATCATATTTTATTATCATTTTACTGCTGTATTAGGTTGCAAATATAGCTATAATTATTAACAAAACAAACATTATTTTAAAAATGTTGGTAGCGTTATTTGTTTATCAAATTCTTTTTTATCGATGTTGAAATTTTGGTGAAGTGTAGAGTTTAGTTTTGAAAATAACTGATCTGCCTTTTCTGTTTTGGCAATCAAAGAATCTAAAACCCTTTTTTGTCCGTCGGAATGAACCATATCGCAAATGACCTCTCTTTTTTGTCCGAATCTCCAAAACCTACGAATGGCTTGGTAATATTTTTCATAACTAAAGTCAGGAAAATAAACCGTATGATTGCAATGTTGCCAGTTTAACCCGAATGCGGTCATTTTGGCTTTTGTGATTAGTTTGTTGATTTCGCCATTCGCAAATGCCAGTAATATATCCTCTTTTTTTTCTAAACTCATTGAACCTGTGATCTGGTATGAATCTTTGTCGATTTTTTTTAATAAATCTCCTTCAGGATTTAAGTTACACCAATATACAGACTTTTCATGTAAAGAAGCCAATTCAACAGCTTTCTCGCACCTGCCTTTTATTGTTTTTCTTTGTTCATCCTGAACCTCTGGCATACTTCTGGCTATCTGATTAAACATTTGTATTTGTCCGTTAACAACTAAGTTTTCAGAATTAAAAACAGAGTGGTAATTTGTCGTTAACTTTGGCAAAATAAATCTACTGTCATCAAATCCAAGGTCTGAAGGTTTGCGCATTGAAATAGACCAACCAGACACCCATTTAAAAAAGTTATCCGTTGCATGGCCCTTTAATATCCATTTCGTACCGATGTTTTGCGGACTTATTGTGTCTTCATTGTTCGTAAAAAACTTTGTAAGCATATCAGTATAACCCAAATATCCCAATGCCTCGGAACTGGTTCCAAGTTCAATAAAATCATTTGGCGAAGGGGTTGCAGTAAAAAGATAACGGTACTTTATTTTTCGCATGAAAGAAGTAACCTGACTTTTGATAACTCCGTCAAAGTTTTTTAAGATTGAGCTTTCATCGCATATCACACAATCAAAATCTTGCCAGTTTAATTTATTCAATCTTTCGTAATTGCAAAGTACGATCTTATTTTTATAATTACCGTCTTTAGTGTGGCAAACGTCATCTATTCCGAACTTTTCAGCTTCTTTTAAAAATTGATGTGCAACAGCCAAGGGGGTTAATATCAAAGTAGGTTTGTTTGATTTAACAACATGATTTTTTGCTACTGCCAGTTCAATGATTGTCTTTCCTAATCCAGTGTCAATAAAACCTGCTGAACGGCCTTTTTTAATCACGTAGTCGGTAACGTACTTTTGAAAATCAAACATCTTATCAGGCATTAGACTTGGTTCAAATCCAAAGTTTCCCGCTAATTGTGATTTGTTAAGTAAAAATTGTTCGTAGTCTGTTATTGGTTTGTTTTGGTTCATTTGGTTTCCTTTTTACAAATGTACAAATAATATTATACATATATTATATTAGATTGAAATTTAGAATGAGTTTAGATAAGGCTATCAAAAAACTCCAAACTCCGTTTATTTCTTTCCCTGATTTCCATAACCTACTTAAACTCTGTTTTGGTTAAGTCTGGTAACAGCTTCTTTATTTCAATTTGCTGAAGCTGGGTAAGGTTTAGGATGCGTTTTATTGTTTCGGTTTTCATTTTGGAAATATTATTTTGTGAATACTTCTTAATTCATCAATTGATAATTCCCTTTGTGGTGAAAATATGAAAAATACATCAATTTCTCTTTTTAGCTTTTTCGTTTCCTGGTAATCTTCAATTTCCTTAGCTGACGTATAAAGCTGAATATTCCATTGCCAATAATCCTTTTCTTCGTGCTTAAGATTACTGATATTGAATTTTTCATCAATTCCATTAACAGTAAAATATTTATTTCCGATAGAATTAATTTTGTATTTTTTGATTCCGGTATATTTACCATGAATATCCATACAGGTAAATAACGACATTCCAATTTTTAAATCTTGCTTTTTCATGACCATTTTTCGATTAGTGAATCTAAAACTTCAATATTTGTCATGTTGTCGTCCTTTATTTTCCATAAAACAATCAGATCGTTATACTTGGTTTCTTTAATCAGTTTATCAATTTCCTGAATCGCCAACTGGGTCAGGTTTATGATTTTCTTGGTTTGCTCAATTTTGTTCATTAGTTGTAAATTATTAATATATTTCGTTTTCCGGTTGTGTTCTCCAATAGTCAACTATTGCGGTTAAATATTCAATTTGATTTCTATTCACGATATTCCTATTATGAAGTAAATTACCCATATCATCGTTACTACTTGGTAATGCACTACATTGAATATTATCAAGTATTTCATTATTAATATTTATTTCGCTCTCTCTTAATTTTATTAGTTTTACTAATAATTCAGTTGCTTTTGCGTTTGTCATAATTTAAAAATTAGATGGGTAATCAAATTGTTCATTTGGTTTTATCGGTTCAAATACTGACTCGTTTACGTCAAAATCACTGAATAGGGTTATTTCGGGATTAAACCTTAATACAAATTCACCTGTTCCAATATTACGCCCTTTAGCCTGTATTAAGTGCGCTAATCCTTTCGAGTTAAATTCCTGCCCGGCACAATCAATAACATCTTTACGGTACATTTCAGGTCTCCAAACAAGGTAAATTATGTCGGCTGCATTTTCAATGTCTCCAGATCCTTTTAACCTTTGCATTGAGGGTTTAGGGTTTTCTTTGTCCCTGGATAACTGAGAAAGTAAAATGATAGGAATATTTAAAGTTATTGCAAGTTGTTTTAATGAGTTTGCTATTTCTGCGACTGCATCGGCTTTTGATTGACCCCGTAAAACAAGTTTAATCAATTGTAAATAATCAATAACAACAAGTTCAATATGATTTTTAATTACTGCCGACCTGATCCCTATTTCAAGTTTTTCAAAACTTGCACTCGTAGTTTTCTCAATATAGATTTCAGAATTAAGAAGTGAAGTAATTTCTTGAATAACTTTTCCGATTTCATCACTACTCATCTGACCAAACATAATCCTACGACTTGAAACGCTTGAAGCTGCTGAAATGTGCCTTGCTGCCAGTTGTATATCAGTCATTTCATAGCTGAAAATTCCAATTTTATGACCATATAAGGCACAATTTTGAGCAATATTTAAAGCTAATGCCGTTTTTCCGTTGCTTGTTTCACCTGCAATAATTATCAAATCACCGTTTTGAAGTCCTCCGCTTGCCCGGTCTAAATCTTTTAATCCTGTTGGTAATCCTGAAAGTTGTTTATCTGATTTAGAATTTAACTTCATTAATTCAATAACATCTTTTGCGACCTCTGAAATATGGCGAAGATTTGAAGTTGTATTTTGAACTGCATTGATTAATTCAGATTGAACATTGTTTAAAAGATCAAAATAATTCGAAGTATCATCATATGCTTTTTGCAATGTATCGGTACAAAGTCTTATCATATTTCTCATTAAATATTTTTCCTGAATAAGATAAGACCAATATTCAATATTATCAGATCCTGAAACTTCTCTCGTTAATCTAACAACATAATGAGGTCCGCCAACAACATCTAATCTACCTGTTGACATTAATTCAGATGAAACGGTCAATATATCTATTGGGTTATTCTTCTTATACAGTGATGCAATGGCCTTAAATATTTCTTGGTTGCATTCCTTATAAAAACTTTCGAAAGTAATAATGTCACAAACTTTCGAATATGCTGAATTTTCAATAAGCAAACAACCAAGAATATTGTTTTCAACCTCAATATTTTGGGGAGGTATTTTACCTAATCCATGAACTTCATCATGTATTAATTGCAGGTTGTTTCTTCTAAATGGTGTTTTATCGTTCATGCTGATTGTTTTTCTGTTTGTTTATTGTGCCAGTTTACAAAATGTTCTTTTATGTCCTTTGCCGGCTTGTAAATTCCATCGGTAGCTTTAAGTTTTTCAAGAAACGATAAAAGACGTCTTTTGAATGTTATCAAATCAACTCCCAAATATAAAGCCGTTGAATTAATCCATTTTTCATCGGAATAAAAATCGGAAATTATTTTTTGTCTGTACCCGTCTTTTTGTTCAGGTGTCATATTATCGAAGTCGTTTTGCCTTTGCTTTATCCACTTTTGATATGACTCAATCGTATTAGGGAAAACAATACCCTGATTATTTCCAGATATGGCGGTCTCGATTAATTTTATAGAAAATTCAACATCAAATCTAGATAGGCTTTCAATGCTCTGCTGTATTGCAGAAAATGGTTTACTCTTCCATTTTTTAAGAGTTAACAACGTATTCCACTTTTCAATAAAAATATCATTTTGTAAACACAAAGGAATTTCAACCTCGTTATTTACTTTACTTTTCTCTTCTTTACTTTCCTTTACTTTACTTTGTGTACTTTTGCAGTCATTTATCCAGTTAATGTTTACATTTACTTCATTAATGTCAACAATAATGTACTTTTTGTTTAATTCTACATTTTTACGCCTATCACATGCTGCAAAAAATCGCTTCTGAATACCTGAACTTGTAAGAATGCTATATTTTTTATGTATGTTTTTATCAAATATTTCATAACATAAACAGTCGTTAATGACCTCATTTATCGTATTAATGTCTACATTAATATTTTTTTTGAATATTAATAGCTTTTCTTCTGACCACTCCAAATAGCAACCCTCTTTGTATATTTTCTGAAATAATTTTACAACTATCCCAAATCCGGTAATTCCGTGTTTGGCTTCGATTAGTTCAAACTTATCATCCGTTGTTACGTCCATCGGAAAATAATCAAGTCCTTGCTTCGTTGGTCGTGCCATTATTTTAAAAGTTTTTCAAGTTTACGTGTATTTTCATATCCAAACGAAACAGATTTTTTATCATCTCCGCTAAACGTCATTGTATATAATTCATAATGTAAACTTGCAAATATTACACGAAATCTTATATCGGTAAATGTATTACATTTCAATATCTTTAAATCATTTAAGTCTTCGCCTATTTCTTCTTTGTATTGTTCTATAAAACAATGACAATCCTCGCAAAGTGTTATTAATTGATTATTTTCGTATTCCCAAGGCTTAAGGCCGTTAATATATAGCTTGTGATGTACGTGTAATGTAGTTTCAGAATCTCCACATTTTTTACATTTAAATTTATCACGACTCATAATAATAAGACGTTTTTTCTGCCAATGAGGGGATTTTAATAATTCTGAGTAATTAGATTTTGCCATAATATTATAAAATTAAAGCCCTATAAAAGAAAAACCCGTACGCTTTCAACCTCTCACAGTTGCGTACGGGAAAATCTAATATAGAGCTTAGTGGTGTTAATATTTTTCATTCTGTGAGAGGTTTATTAATTGCAAATATAAGTTAAATATTATTAAGAATCGTTATAAATTACGTTATTTTCTAAACATTTTTAAAAATAATAACGTTAATTTAATTTACCAGAAACCTTGTCTTTAAAATAAACACACTCACACTTATCATCCGGCATAATCATTCTTATGTAAATATGATTGCAGTAAATGTGTTTAGGCATTTTTAACGGTTCACAAAACTGGCATTTGTAGTGATCGACTTTTGGAATTGTTTTAGGTTCAATCTTTTGTTTTGCCATTACTTAGCAAGAATAACAGGCAAATCCCCTTTTTCTGAAAGATCCTTATAAAAAATAATCACATTCAAATCATCTTTTGTGTATTCAGGATGTCGGGCAAACAAAGCGGTACATCGGTAATCTTTTACCATTTGTTCTTGCTCTTTTATGCTGTCGGCAAACACTCCGACAACTGGGTACATCATTAACATTTTGTCTGTTTTGTCAAATACCTGTACCATTTGAATTTCATAAATGCCTGTCATGTTTTTTAATTTTGAAGTGAATTGCTAAATTAGTTGTTATTTGAATAATGATTTAAAATTGTCAATATTTATTTTGTTTGATTTGTAACAATCAGTTAAGAATTTAACTTTTTGATCTTTTCCTGGTATTCGATTATTATACCAATGAAATAGAATCGATCAGGCTTAAAGGGGAGGTTTCGTTTTTGTTCGAGTTCATCCAAAACAGACAGACCGTATTTTTTAAGCATGAACTTTTGATATTCGATCAAATTACCGTGTAGAAATAAATTACACCTGGAGCAAGAACTATGAACGTTCTTTTCGTCAAATTCAGTAGCTCCGTTGTGTCCTGCTGAATGAAAATGTGAAGCGTGACAGTTACCTCCATTAATGATCAAAGTACGGTTACAGGTGCAACAGGTGAATATTCCGTTTTCCGAATCCCTTAACCGAATGTATTTATGGAATATGTCTTTAGCTTTCTTTTTTAATTCAGGCTGTGAATATTTGGCGTATTTCTTAATTTGGGTTGAGGTTAGTTCCATTATTCCGGATCCTTTCCGAGTAAGCAATTTACTGCATTAATCGCAAAGCACTCATTTATTTCATCAAGTGTACATTTGTCAACAACCTGGTTTTTGATTGTTAAATCAATTTCTTTTAAAATAACTGCATCCGGTTTTTCCAAATCAAAAAGATGAATGATTGTGCAAATCGTTAAAGCTTGATGGCATGTTAATTTTATATCGATAGTATTTTCCATCACGCTTCAGTATTTACCAAATTCTCAACTCCGTGATTATCGAACTCGACTTTTAACTTCTGGTAAACTCCCGTATTAGAAGCCGTGTACCGTATTATCCCTCTTTGATTGAGTATTCGTAGCTTTCGAGCAATAGATGCGTCATACGGTCGTTTTCCTCCACCTAGATGCCTTAAAACAGGCTGTATCATTGTCGATATGTAAAACTTCTCTGGCATTTCGTGATATGCCTTTACAACTGCTTCTTTGATTGTGGTTGCTGTATTCATGGTTTAAAGTATTGTATCTTTATAAGTTCCGTTAATTCTTAACCTTGCTTCTTGTTCGCTTTCATCTTTACGCATTTCAAATATGCAATTATTAATTACAATTGTATTTTTATGGTTTACAAATGGCGACACAAAAACAATTGTATCGTTTTGTAACATTTCTTTATCTCTAAGCCTTACAGCTCTTGTATCATGACCTCGTTTACTCATTTGTTTTCAATTCGTTATTTAATTCCTTAATAGCTTTTTCCAGTTTACAAATGTATGCATTCGTTTTCTTAACCTCTAGTTTTGATCCCTTAATTCCTTCAAATGTTCGGGCGTAGCTTTTGGCGTTTGATAGCTTTTCTGTTAACAATTGTATACAGAGGGTTATTGTTTGAGTGGTCATTTTATAATTTCTTTAATAATTAAATTGTCCTCATCATCATAACTCCAACAGTCGGGACAATAGTCTTTATCTTCAATTTTTATCCATCCACTGTCACTTGCTTCTTCTTTGGCTCCGAGTTCATCAGACCAAAACATACCTTCATCGGATGATCCGATTTTGCCACAATTGTCGCATTTTACCGAGTAAAAAAGTTCTGATACTATCATTTTGTAAGTTGTTTAATTATGATAGTTTTGATTTAATTAAGTCACGCATATAAATTGCACCTCGAACCCATTGATCCCATCCTAAAGACGGTGGATTTGTAGCTATCTTTTTTAATTCACTGTCAGAGGGCAAATCAAATTCTTTGAGTTTTTGCAGGTCGGAAAGACAGGAATTAAGTTTAGCTATTTCTATTTCGTGACTATCAACAATTGTATTAAGGCTTTTCCTATAGTACTCAACTTGTGGCATGTTTATATTTCCTGCATGCTTTAGCTTTAATCTCACTATTTCAATTTCCTTTTTAAATGCGTCAATTTGAAAGTTACACAAATTAATCAGCGTTTCAATCGTTTCTTTTTTCATTTTGTTTGGTTTTGGTTTTAGCAACCCGAGTTAATCCGGTACGTTTATCGCTTCTCGCTCTCGGGTTCCAGTAAATATTCAGGAGTTAAAAATAAATTAATTGACAAAGTAAATTTTAATTCCTTAAACGTGTGCTTAACTCGGAGGGTCTTTATTCATTTTGGTTAACAGTTAGGTGTTAATTAAAAAGGATTAAGATTAAAATCAATAGTTACATTTTTGTCCGCAATCGTTACTTTTTTGCCTGTTGCTAATTCCGTTCTTTTCTGAAAGTCTTTAGCGTTTGAAGATCCTGATGACAAATGTGTAAGAATAATATCTTGCACCTTTGATAAATCGGTTTCAGATAAGAATTGCAGCGTTTTTTGAATTGACAAATGGCTTGCTTCTACTCGGTTTTGACCTCTTGTGTTTAGTTTGTCGTTTAGCATTAGTTCATAAACAATGTCTTCATCGTAATTGGCCTCAATAATAATCTGGTTTAAGTTTGCAAACCTGTAAGGAATTTCGCCGGTATCGGTAATAAATAAAACGTTTCCGGTTTCTGGATGGTAAATGTGGAATCCGTAAATCGGTACATCATGTACAAGATCAAAAGACGTAACAATAAAATTACCGTATTTGATGTTTGGCTCTACTGACTTCATTCCGGGATATAATACAGGAATACCTGAGTTAATATAGTCGGCCATATACTTACCATGATCTGCATGAAAATGAGACACTAAGCAACCAACAATGTTTGAAACGTTGTAATTCAATGCTATTTTAACCTCTTTGAATGAGATTCCGGCCTCAATGACCAGAACCTCATTTTTAGATATTAGTAAATACGTGTTGCCCTGAGACGAGCTACCGAGACATTTTAACAACATTAGTCCTCGAATTTTACTTCTTTAACTTCTTTTTTGGCCTTTGGTGTTATATCCTCACAATGAGTAATTGGAATATCCAAAAGTTTCTTTTCGGGTTCGGGTTCTGAAAAAAGGTTTTGGCTATTTTCGATTTGTGATAATTTGACGTAATTATCATCAATCTTTTTGCTGTCAATAGTGATGGCATTGTAAGCGGCTCTGTATATGGTTTTGTAATACATTTCCTCTTTCCATCCTTCGACATCTTCGG